AGAGGCTTGCCCCAACCCATTATCACATGTCTCATCATATCAGAAGGAGGGATCATGTAGCTCCTCCAAGATTCTGAACTATGATGTCTTTTTCCTGGACTACCACAACATTCGGCCCGAATTCCGCTTTCATGGTAATGCGTTTTACCTCTGAAGAATTCCTTTGATCCAGTATCGAGCAAATATCCGGTCCTATAGTCAAGTATACTGTCGAAGCCGGGTTGGATATCTCCGTCCAGTCTTTGATTAGAGTCCCAGACATCAAGTCTTCTATCTTCCAAAAGACTCTCTGAGGACTAATAGGAGTGCCCGTCTCTGATAGAAAGTCAATACTCAAACTTACCGTGGAACCTTCGTTTACAGTCTCGAGTTTCATATCCTGTGTATCCTCAATGTCTTTTTTTGAACTCTGATAAGAATGCGGCCCGACAAGGCGCTTCTGTAAAGATTTTCTATGACACAGTACAATCTATCCACGACTGTGGTAAGCCGTAAGGTGTCAATTCCCAAGAGATGATCTACAAAATATTTTGCCTGCCATGTGGCATCGGAACCGTACAGAAATTCTGTGTATAGTAGAACGGGGTCATCGGCTCCATAGGAACTTGTTATCGGCCTACGTTGCTCTTCTACGTCCACAACATCTTCCAAATAAGAGCCTGTGTAAATACCTTGTTGTGCCGCTGCCGTATCGTTCCAACTCAATCGATAATCATTTTGAGATGGGTTCCTAAATGTAATAGTTTGACTATACTTGCAATAGTTTCCTAGTGGTGAACTGTAATTGGTCGCAACACCTAACGCAAAAGATTCTATTCCTCCAATATTCCTGACTACCCCTATAACAATACAATTGATACTCACACCAAGAGCTGGAAGTACCCCATTGCTCGAGTTTGTATTAATAACTGTGCAGTTCACAAGTGAATTACCGAACGCTGCGGTGGTGCTTGTTGTATTGAGTATTATTATGCTATTTATATAATTTCCCCATACCCAAGAATTAGAGCCAGTCGATACATAACAATCAATAATTAGAAAAGCACCTGATAATCCGTCCGACTGAGTTATCTGGATGCCCTCCAGAATCACATGCTTTCCATTTGATACTGTGATCGAGGAGCGTTTATATAACATTGCCAGATTTGGGACGCCTCTGAATCTATAATCATTATCAGCAACAACGTGGATATAGTGACGCGGATCTGTCGTGCTTATGGTTGTGTTCACATCAGTGTTATCAGCAGTGCTGCCCTTGCAAACAAACTTGGCCCTAATATTGCTTGTCACCAAATTAGGATAATTGTTGTATAGCCACACAAAGGCAGCATTAAGAGACGTAAAGTCGCCTCCGCCGTTTGTGTTCACTACTTTCGTAAGCCACGANGCGTACGTTCCGGGGTCTGGATCAGTAGGACCTATAGATGACACTGGGAATCGATAGCCAGTAATACCGTTATGATATAAAGAAACAGCTACCCCACCGAACTGATAGCCGTCATATAGATCCTTGGCACTAGTATCGTTAATGCTTAAAATGTAATTCCAATTGCTTTCGTCGACGAAAGTGGGAGTTGCATTTGTTATGTTACCCCCAGTGTTAGGAGAAATAGATGATGCCGTTGTTGAATTGTAATAGCTATACCCATTTCCTCCGTTGTTAATAGGTGTCGTAAATCTTACAATATGGTTCCCGTGAACGCGTAAGCTGCCGTTCCCACCGGCACTTATTCCGGCATTGCCAGTATAACCTGGTCTTGTTAACAGCAAACTCCTAGCTACCAAAGGGGCACTTNNTAGATTCTGACAAGAGACAGCGACTTGGTTGTTGGTTGTGCAAATTATCATTGAACTAACGACGGTATCTGAATTAACAACTGGTGACGCAGAACTTACTATTCCGCATAAAAATAAACCCGCCTTAATCGTTCCTGTTATAGGACTGTCCGGCGCGCCGATTTGAACTCGATGAAAAATTAACTGATACCAATAGGTTGGTTGCGTGGGATTTGTGGCCAAGTAGTATCTTGTAGATGAAAAAATTCCATTAAACCAGTGGTCTTTTGTGGTTGTAATTAGAATTGCGGAATNAGCAGAAAAGCTGGGGAGACTGCCCCAAGTACTGGTATCGGCATAAGTATTCCCAGAACTTACTTTGCATATCGCACATGCATTCCGATCAAGAGGATTATAATTGTTATAAAGCCAAGCGATGAAGGCCGCGAGGGACGAAAAATCCCCCCGGCCTCCCAGGTCAACTATTTTGACAATATTAGCAGGCATTAGACATCCTTTACCGTAGACATCAAACTACCCTTCGTTATAGTCGATACATCTTTTATTTGGTTCCAGTCGAGCTTTTTGGACCTGGGAGGAAGAGTATCAAGCACTTTGGGATCCGGATCTGTAGGACTATCTAAAAGAAACTGCAAATCTTCTTTGGGCACCCCTGGAATTTTTATCACGCGGAAAAGAGGCGGCCTTTCTTCGGTNCCCCATATATGCCCATCATCTTTGATGTCTACTACCATACCCTTTGTAAAAGCTCTTGGATGTGGAACCGGAGGGTCCTGAGCCATGACTAGCAACTCTGCCATCGGTCTATCCTCCTTTTAGTTGCTAAGTTGTATTTGTATCTGAATCGGCCATATTTCGCCGCTTGTCTTTGTTCCAAGATATTGGACGGCTCTGTTGAGGCATACACTTGTCGTATTGTTTTTGACCACAAACTCGTTCCACGCATAATTGGCATCTCCTCCCTCAAAGACAGCAAATACTATAAGAACTTTACCAGCGACTGTTGGGAAACCTGTGGAACATTGTTTGTAAGTCTTATTGGTCCCCAAAAGATCCGTTTGACTCTCACTTGCTGCCGTGTTGCTATCTCCTACACCTATGTAAGTATTCGTGTTATCGTAGTGAGAGCTACTTCCTCCTGTTACTAAATTCCAAATCGCGTTCATTCCTGAGGCAAGCATTAGGTTACCCTTTTTCTCTACTACTGTATAAGGTTTGCCCTTCTTATAGTCCTCTTCGTTTTTATACTTGATCACTTTGATTGTAGTTGTAGCATGAAGCTTAGAAGCCATCATTCCCTCCTTATGACAATACCTTTGTCGGTATGATTGTGCGACACTAGAAGGCTTTCTAGTTTATCCAGCGTATCTTGTATCTGCTGAGTAATCACCCGCAGATTACACTGAGCACAATTCTGAGTCGAAAGTTTCTCGTCGATTTTGGTTTCAAGAGATTTGACACGTGAGATCAGATAATAAGCAAGACCGGCGATGAACGTTGTTATGCCGGCAAGGTAGACCTCGTTTAATGCGTTCATGGCCACCTCATCGTTAATTCAAATAAGGAGGCCGCGAGGCCCCCTTGCCGTTAACTGATCGTACCCATGGTCCATAGTATGTGCCATGCATTTGATCCATTACTCGCAATCGCTATGGCAGCATACTGAGACCCGAGCGTCTTAGATGTCGCCCCATCAATCGTATCGCTTCCCGCCCTGCTAATCGCAACCGTTACCGAAGCCGCGATGTTTTTAAAGATAAATACCCTTCCTGCAGGGACACTCGATGCAGCAGGGAGAGTATAGGTGGCATTCGAACTCGGGTTCCCGACAACGATAAAATGCTCAGCTGTAATCGTGAGACTTGTGGCTGTGCTCACTACAAGAGGCAANACCGCTGTGGGAGCAAGAAGTCTCCCTGCAGAATCTTGTGTTGCGTATGTGGGTTCTGTGTTGCCCATACGCAANNTGCCAGANCTATNNGGCCACAAGAAAAGCTCCGTCAATGTTCCATCGGCTGCCTCTTGCTGCCAAAACATATAGGGCAGGACCTGCCCGCTCGAACCACGAACTTGCTTTATACCAACTGTAGCGGCTCTTCCGGCAGGTGGCCCGGCCAATGTGAAGACATTTTCATCGGCTCTGTTGACCGGCATATCTGTCCTCCTTCTTAAATCTTAGGCGGCAGATCTCTTCTGAGACCTACCGCCTTACTTCTTATAGCACTCCAGAGGATCCGTAGACTCCCCTCCAATCACCAAATCCAACACCAAATCTCATGTAGCCTCGGTACTTGGCATCACCAGTATCGAAGTCGTCACTCTCCTGGAACTCCGGTTTGACCCTCCAGATGAAATTCAAGTCATGCTGTCCAGGAGCAGCAATGAGGAACCAATCATCAGCGCTCGTAAGATAGTGGTAAACCATGTACTGCAGGTCCTCTTCCTGGAGAGGGTTGATCTCATTGTTCGCCGTGTAAGGCTTGTATTCGCTCTTGAGGATCTCTCTGGCTACCCACTTCCAACTCGGCGAAACTATGAGGAGCCTGGGTTTCAATGTGATCTTGAGCCCCTCATCACTCACCATGTTGTCGAAGCTCGCAACCGCGGCCTGAAGAGCCGTCAAGCTAAGCTGCACATCCGTCGAAGGCTTATTCCCATACGTTCCGCCTCTGAGAAGAGTATGAGCTGTGTGGCAGAGGGGAAGACCATCAAATCCTGTGAAGGTACTTCCTGTAAAGGCATCATTGAGAAGAGCCCCAAAGCCGAACTCCACGGTCTGCCTTCCGGCCCAAGCCAACTTCTCACTTAGCCTTCTCCCCATGATCCCGTAGAGATCGTCATCGAACATCTCTCGAGTGATCCTGTAGCCTAGCCCAAAAGCTCGGAAGTAATATCTTTTGGTCTGGCCAGGGATCAACTCGTCATATACGATGCTTGCACCTTCAGCCTTATCGGCCCACAGCCCGAATCCCGCCATCCGATAGTCTTCTTCGTAGTTTCTCTTGGATGTGCTCACGTTCGCGATCTTGTCGTACTCGGTTGGAAGCTCGTTGAACTTGTCGAAAAAAATCTTGCGCAACCCCGGCGCAAGAAGTGGAGCAAAGTTACTTGTTCTGATTCCAGCCATAGCTTACACCTCCTAGTAACCTAGCTGTCGAGCAGAGTTTTTGATTATCGCTATAACTCGACCGCCGGTATCTCCGATTTGATCTCTTTTGTCGGCAACTATATACTGACACAACACATTGGAACTATTCTGCAATTTACCACCACTTCGAGCTGTTGCAGTAAACTGGGCACAACCGCTAGCCGAGTGAACCAATATCCCAAGACCGCAAGGAGGATCATTCAGCGCAGTTGTATATTGAGTCCCGTCATCCAGTGCCAAATTGCCGACAAAGAAAGTGTCATCCGTCGCAATGTAAACTCCCACCTTGTAAGCCCCAGCAGGCGCATTATGGGCATCGTCTGCAGCGATACCCAGTATAGTGGTATCCGTAACAAGCCCATTTGCGTTTCTAGTGCATGCCACCACGTACCCATTGCTATCTAGCTTTACGGGATGGCCTGC